TAAAAAATTTTTAAATGCCAGTAACAAATAGTAATTTTGATCCAATGTGCCTGGAGCAATATCAAGATCCACCAAAAAAATTACACTTCCAATGGGAAGGTAAAAGATGTGATAATTATGTGTATGTGTATGAATTGGTGGGAAAAGTTAGACCAAATAAAATTGATCCAAGAACCAAAAAATTGGCTCCTCGGACTGGACTCGAACCAGTAACCCTCTGATTAACAGTCAGATGCGCTACCATTGCGCCACCGAGGAATACCAAAATCTATATAGAATAATTTGCTATATTGTAAAATTATTTATTATTGATTTACGCCTATTACTCATGGTGTTTTTTTATCATCGCTGAATGTATCGCTGACAAACATCTAGTTTTTCCCAGTTTTCTGCTATTCGTAATAGTCTGTTAACCTATTTTTTGATTTTTTTCCTTTATTTTCCGTATCATAACAACCCATGAAAACCCACACAATACATAGGAAACTTGCCATTTCTTATATAGCAACTGACAAAATCGCTGACAACCCAATCGCTGACAAGATTAATTTTGTCAATGATTTGTCTTTTTTTAAATAGAATAAAATGCTAAGAGTATATAATAAATTATATTATAAGGAGTATTTAAAATGAGTGAGTTATGTTTAATTTCTACAAGTGGAGATATGTCTAGTAAAGGTATGGGGACAGAAAACACAATATATTTGTTTCCATATAAGTATAAAAAACAAGTAGATAATTTTTTTAAAGCTCAATGTGATTGGGATTTAATAATTTATGATGAACGATTTGGTAAAAAAGGATTTGATAGTCAAAAACATCTTAGAAAACTAAATGATACATTTAATATTTTAGAAAATTTAAATGTTTTTACATCAAAATATGATTTTCGGACAAATTGGACAATGAGGTTTTTTAATAAAGATGAGTTAGAAAAATTTGAACCTTATATTGTTCACGATAATTTTAATTTATTAAAGAAAAAAGATATGAAGTTAAAAAAATTAACTAAGAAAACTGTTTGTAATTGGTTCGGTGATCGTGGTTATGATCTTAATAGTGCGAAATTTACTTATAAAGCTATCCATGATCCAAATCATAATAATGATTGGGTTTTTATTAATGTAATGAAAGCTAATAATTATTATACACAAGATAGTTTCGATAAAAAAGAAGTTGAATTATTTTATCTGAATACTGATATTGCAGAACCTTATAATGCTTGGAATAAAAAAAGTTTTAAATGGGATAAAAAAAACTTAGTTAATTTAATTCCTAAAAAAGATAATGATAAATGGTACGAAAAATTTAATGAAAAAAATATCTAAAAATGGAATACAAACTTACAAAGATTACACCTTGGAAAGATAGATATTATTTTGAAATCAAGACATTTGATTATGTTGATAATGAATTTAGGAAAATAGAAACAGAAAGAATATCTACAAAAAAATCTAGTTTTCCTCGTAATATAGAGGAATTGGCAAAAGAAAAAGAACGCATAGAAAAGTCTATAAAAAACGGCACTTATGGGAAACAAGATACATTAGGTGTTTTATATGATGATTGGAAGAAACACCTGGAACAAATACAACATGGTCCTGAACCAGAAACAATTAAGAATTATGAATATGATGCTGAACAATTATGGACAATAAAAATAGATAATAAATCTATTAAAGACAGATTGTTAAAAGATTTTAATAAAAAAATTACTTCTAGTATTGGTAAGGAAATGAATAAACATTTAACACCACGATATAATAGAGAGTGTTTTAAATTATTAGGTAGATTGTTTAAGTATGCAGCAGAAGAAGAACGAGGAATAATATTTAATTATTGCGATCAAGTGGATAGAAATGAATTTAAAAGAATATTTAAAAAAAATGAAGATAGTAAAGAAGATCCTATTATTGTCCAAGGTGGTTATAAAAAAGCATTACAAAAATTAGGAAAATTATGTGATGTTTTTAAAATACGCAATTATGATGCATATGTATTAATAAGATTAATGAGAGAATTAGGGGGAAGATTTGGAGAGATCATTCCATTACTATTAAAAGATTTTATTATAGAAGATGGAATTGGTTATTTAGATATAAATAAAACAGTTAATACTTCTAGTGGTCGATTAAAACATAAACCAAAAAGTAGAGCTGGAGATAGAGCTGTTACTTTATCAAAAGAAATGACACAGCTTCTTTGTGAATACATAGAGAAAAAAAATATTACTGATCCAAACCAATTATTATTTACAACAGAAAAAGGTACTATGCTGCATCGTAATAATTTTGTGAATAGAGTATTAAATAAATATAATAAGGAGATTGGTATAGTAGGAAACATAACACCACATAGTTTTAGAGTGTTTGTTATTACCTTAAAAGAATACTTGGAAGAAAATAAACAAGCGATGATGAGAGATCATGGTCATGCTACAAAAGAAATATCAGATAGGTATGTAAAAGGTGGCTGGAGAAACTTTGAAAAGGAACAAGAGAGAGCTGATAAAATTGCTGCTTTAATGAAAAATTAGGGGGTACAATCACAAGGGAGAGGTGCTACAACCCTCTGTATGCTCAAAATATCAATACTTTTTTTGGCTTAAATTCGTTAAATTTACAGTTTCCACACATCCAGGTCTTTAAACCATCATTTGAATGTATTGGTGTTTTTGTACAACTTTCACAATCCGGTGGTCGATGATTTGTTTTATATTCTTCTTGTTGGGTTCGATCTTTCTCAAAAAACCACATACCAGGAATAACAATTTTTTTACTTCTTCTTGCCAAAAATACCTATAGCTCCTTTAGCTGTTTTGATACCAAAGCTGGCGCTAATGCAAATTATTAAACATGTGGCAAACCATTGAGGTGTGTGTTCATCTAAAAAGATAAAACCTTTAGCAACATAATCTTGTGTCCATGGTAGAAAACAACCAAGCAAAATTGCTCCGAAGATTAAAGTCCAAAATTCATCCTTCCAACTGCTTTGCATTTGATCAACAGCAGATTGCTCCCAGGCAATTTTACCAGCAGCAATATCTTCCATTCTTTTTTTAGATGCTTTAATTTCTGTAAGTTTTAATTCTGTTTTTGCTTTTTTGTTGTCAATAAAACCCTTGACCGAAGTACCAACTATATCGGTCAAAGGTCCTAGTAGTAAGTTAAACATTAAAATTGACCCCAAGCTATAACTGCTACAATAATAATAACAGCAACAGTAAGTATTTTACCTCGCTTAGTAAGTCCTTTCCAAAAATATTTAATCTTTTCCATGTTAGTCCTCCAACATTATTTCCGCCAACTGTTTTGCTCTGTTTGGCGTTTGTTTATACCAGCGACTATCGAGAAGTTGATCGTGGCACTCTTGCCATTGATGTTCCCTAGCTGCTGCAAGAGCTTTTTTAAATTTAGACAAACCAGTTGCTCCTAACTGGAAAGCCATTTCGATAAACACACCAAATTTTCTGTCTGGTAAATCCATACCTTGACATACTTTGGCTGCTCCCTCGATTGCTTTATCAAAGTCCTCGTCATATATTTTTAACCAGCCATCTTCTGTTGTTGGTACTTCTTCCCCAGGCAACATTTTATGACCTATTCCACCTGTTAAAAAACCTAAATGGTCCTCATAACATTCAAGACGATAACCTTCATGTAAACGGATGCGTTCTTTAAGCTCACTTAAACTTGCATCTTCCATCTTTAAAGACATATAAAATTTTTACTCCTAATTGTTTTTGATATTTACTTTGTACTCTTTGTATTAATGTACCTGGTTTCCAGGTCTTTCGTATTGATGCTGTTTTAACATCTATTTTTAAAACTTTTCCTGATACTCTATGAACCGCAACTAAATCTATTGGGTCCATGTCCTGTGTTTTCCAATACACAGTATAATTGTTTTCTGTCAGCCATTTGGCTGCAACAAATTCAGATTGTAAACCAACCTTTATTTTAGCATAAGACAAAACTAATCAAAAAATCCCATCCACTTCGCAACAACACCTAAAACTATTCCTATAATAACCAATGCTTTTAAACCGCCAGCACCCATTGAACTAAATTTTTGAAGATCACGAATTTGTTTTTGCATAATCTCCTGGCTGTGCAGCATATGTTTTACATCAGTTCTTAGTTCAGCAATTTCTTTTTCCCAATCAGCCAT